AGAAGTGTTAGGCTTAGCCTGCGCGTGAATTAACCCCGAACTGAGGTTCGGGGTCTTCGCGTTTCTGGTGGTCGTTGTCGTCGGAGCAACTGGGTCTGTGCCTCGGATATGGTGGTGCCATGAACGCACCTATCGGGGCCGTGCGCCCGAGTAACTCGAAGCTCGCGAAGATCTTCGACGAGGCGATCCAGAACGGCCTCGAGATCCGCTACTCGAGCGAGCAGCAGGTCGTCGTGTACCGCAAGAACCAGTGGGGCTGTGGTGGCCTGATCCTGCTCGTCATCCTCGGCATTCTGACCGCGTTCATCGTGCCGATCATCCTGCTCGTGCTCGGGGCGCTCTCGCCCGGCGGGCAGGTCACCACCTACACGCTCATGCCGAACGGCAAGATCAAGAAGAAGCAGCGCGCGGCACGCAACTAACCCACCGACTCACCGAGCCCCGGAGCCTCACAGCCCCGGGGCTTTGTCGTTCCCGGAGGTGGCCGTGAGTGGCAAGCGGAAGATCACCCGTCGGTTCATCGAACTGCGCGCCAGGTTCCGGGCCGAGTGTGCGGCGGAGCAGGCGGCGTGCTGGATCTGCGGGCAGGACCACATCGACTACGAGGCGCCGTTCGACGACTGGGAGAACGACGACCGCTTCGAGCTCGATCACTTCTACCCGGTGTCCACCCACCCGCATCTGCAGGAGGATCCGGCGAACTTCCGGCCGTCAGCGCACGGCTGCAACAACGAACGCAGCAACGGGCCGCCGCGGCCCGGCCTCGGCATTCTCAGCCAGGCATGGACCTAGTGAAGGGGAACAACATGGCGGTACAGATCGGTTCGGTCATCGGCCGAGTGCTTATCCAGATCGGCGACGGCGACGCCATCGAGGTCGGCACGCTGGACATCGGAAGCATCTCCGCATCGACAAGCCAGGCGCCGCAGTGCCGCTGCCGCGAGGGCGACGACGCGCACGCGCACGTGAAGCTTCACCTCAACGCGCATGATCACGACACCGTTGCCGACGCACTCGCCGAGAGTCTCCGTGGCACCGTCGCCGACCGTGGGCGACCGGTTGGCGGCGTCCCGCGAGGGGGAGGGGCGGTCAGATCTCGGGAGGGCTGACCGCCGGAACACCTCCCGCCCGGCCTGTTCCTCTCTCCCCGCCGACCCCGATAGGGGGTCGCGCGCGTGCGCGTAGTAGGGAGGTGCGACGTGACAAACTTCGTCGACGAGAGCGTCACCGAGGCGTTCGAGCGATCGGTGAAGAACGCGCGGCACCTGCGAGTGCGCGACGCCCCGGCGGTGGCCGCGGCGCGGGCGCTCGCACGCAAGATCGATGCCTGGGACGTGATCGTCGACTGGGCCCTCGAAGACGCATCCGAGACGAAGGGCGTCCGGCCCGCGGTGCCCGCGAACGACAACGTGTCGATCGCGAGCTTCCTCAAGTACCTCGAGAAGCTCAAGCTCCTCCCGCCCGAGGCTGAGGGAGCTGGCGTCACCGGCGCCGCGGGCGCCGGGGTGCCGAAGCAGAACGATCTCGAAGCGATGCGGAGGAAGCTCGCGGGCGGCTGACCCGGGAGGTGTCGTGGCGAAGAAGCGTTACGGCCGCACCGAACCGCGGATCTTCACCAAGCCGCGCGTCGAGCTGACACCGGCCTCCTCGCGCGGCTTCGAGGTCATCGCGTTCGCCCGCGACGTCTTGCACGTGAAGCTCCTGCCCTGGCAGGAGTGGCTCCTGATCCATATGTTCGAGCTGAACGGCGACGGCACGCTCCGATTCGGCAAGGCGCTCGTCATCGTCGGCCGCCAGAACGGGAAGACGCTGCTCGCGGCCGTACTGTCGGCTTACTGGATGTTCGTTGATGCGGTCCGATGGGGCGATCTGTCGCCGGCGCACACCTTCGAGATCTACGGCTCGGCGCAGAAGCTCGACGTTGCGATGAAGCCATGGCGGCAGGTGCGTGCCTGGGCGGGCCCCGACAACCGCAAGATCGGGATCGCCCCCGACCGGGTGCCGATGCTGCAGGCGTGCACCTACCCGCCTCGCATGGTCAACGGCGAGGTCGAGCTGAAGACCCATGAGGGTGCGGCATACAAGCCCCGCACATTCGAGGCCGTGCGCGGTCTCACTGCGGCGCGCATGATCCTCGACGAGCTGCGCAAGCAGTACGACTATGAGGGATGGTCGGCGATCACGAAGGCCGACACTGCAGTATTCGACTCGTTCCTGCTCGCCCTCTCCAACGCTGGCACCGACCGCTCCGAGGTGCTGAAGGACACTCGTGACATCGCGCACGCTGAGGTCGACGATCCGGACGCTGAATGGTTCGTGGCGGAGTGGTCTGCTCATCCCGATCAGACCATTGACGACCCGACCGCGTTCGAGCAGGCCAACCCCTCCGCCGGATACCTGCCGGGCATGACGATCGAGAAGCTGATGCGCACCGCGCGCAACGCCCGTTCGAAGCCCGGAGCCCTGATCGTCGAACGCATTGAGGTGCTCGGGCAGTGGGTCTCCGCCGAGGTGACCCCGTACCTGAACCTCGCGGAGTGGGAGGCGTGCGAGGACCCACCGAGAATCGACGAACGGGGCGTGCTCGTGGAAGTCGGATCGCAACTCCCCCCCAGACGCGCGCCGCGTGCTCGGCGTCGACGTGTCCGGAGATCGCAAGATGTCCTATGTCGGCGTGGCGGGTCTCCGCGAAGACGAACGCGCCCACGTCGAAGTCATCGCGCAGCGTGCCGGGATCCTCTGGGTGGTGCCCTACCTCGTGAAAGTGCGCGAGAAAACTGGGATCAACGAAGTCGCGTTGCAGTCCAAGGGCTGCCCCGCCGCGGATCTCGTGAAGCCTCTGCAACAGGCCGGGTTCGTCGTACACGAGGTCTCTGGCACCCCGCTCCTGAACGCAGCCGGCCGACTGAACGACGCGGTGCGCGACGGCCTGGTCCGCCAGCGCGCGCAGCCGATCCTCACCATGGCCGTCGAGAACGGCTCCACGAAGAACCTCAACGGCATGCCCGTATGGGATCGGAGTGGACCCGTAGACGTGGCGCCAATCGTGGCGATCACCATGGCGCTCTACGCCCTACTCACGACCGACCCGCCCGCCGAGGACGAGTCGGCATACGCGCTCGCCGACGGCGAAGAAGACAAGGACTGGTGGTGATCGCATGGGGTTTCTCGACGTATTCACGAGCATGATCGCCGGGAAGCAGCAGGGGCAGGTCGCAGGCGAATTCAACGGGCAGGACGTGACCGCCTATGCGTTCATGAGTTCGGGCGGCGATGGCATCGAGGGCCACACGATCGAGGCGCTGTGGAAGTCGCAGCCGCACCTGCGCACCGTGGTGGGGTTCATCGCCCGTCAGATGTCGCAGCTGTCCCTGAAGCTCTACGAGCGCGACGGCGACGAGATCAAACGTGTCCGAACCGGCAAGGTCGCGCAGCTGCTGCGCACCCCGAACGGGGAGGAGACCTTCTCCGAGCTGATGTACGCGCTCGTTGGCGAGTGGGCACTCCGAGATGACTCCTACCTCGTGCTGCTCGGCGGGGAACTGCGGGTGTTCCCTGCCAAGTGGATCACCCCGGTGAAGCGCAATGCGTTCCAGGTCGACGGCTACAAGCTCGTCACCAAGAACGGCGAGAGCCACGAGCTCACCACCGAGCAGGTGTTCCGGTTCAAGGGGTGGACCCCGTCGGAGCCGCTGAAGGCAACCTCGCCCGTCGAGACGCTGAAACTGATGCTCGAAGAGCAGCACAGCGCCCGCATGTTCCGCAAGCAGGTGTGGAAGCGCGGCGGCCGATTCGGTGGGTTCCTCACGCGCCCCGCCGGCGCTCCGAAGTGGGACAACGCCGCGCGCGGCCGCTTCGATCGCATGTGGCAGGCGTTCACCGGCAACGGCGGGGCCCGCGCCGGCGACGCCCCCCTCCTCGAGGACGGGATGGAATACAAGACCGCCCGCATCGCCGCGAAGGAAGATCAGTGGCTCGAATCCGTCCGCGCCTCGCTCGAGATGTGCGCCCAGGTGTACTACATCAACCCGACGATGGTCGGCCTGCTGGACAACGCCAACTTCGCCAACGTGCGCGAGTTCCGTCGATCCCTCTACGGTGACTCGCTCGGACCGATCGTGAAGAAGATCGAGGACCGCTTCAACAGCTTCATCCTGCCGGCGCTCGGCGCCCCCGAGAACCAGTACGTCGAGTTCAACGTCGAGGCGAAGCTGCGCGGATCCTTCGAGGAGCAGGCGGCGGTCGTCTCGACCGCGACCGGCGCGCCGTGGCAGACGGTGAACGAGTCGCGCAAGCTGTTCAACCTCTCCCCGGTCGAGGGCGGCGACGACATGGTGCGCCCCCTCAACGTGCTCTTCGGCGGGCAGGCATCCCCCAGGGACGGCCAGACCGCCGGCGGCGGGGGGCCGGCCCCCGAGCTGGAAGCGGCCCCGGTGAAAGTCGGGCCCACCGCGGACGACATCGCGAAGCTCATCACTGCCGCCACGGCGCTCATCCGCGCTGGCTTCGATCCGCAGGCCTCGCTCGGCGCGGTCGGGCTCGACCCGATCGAGCACCTGGGCCTGCTGCCGGTGACGGTGCGAGACGACGCAGTGAAGGCCGCAACCGAACGCTTCCTCGTCCGCCAGTACGAGGCGGTGCAGGCAAAGCGGCACGGCGGTGTTGATCGCTGGTGGGACCAGCAGCGCTGGGATCGGGAGCTTGCCGACGACCTCAGCAAGAGCGGGCTGAGCCCGCACCTGGCGAGGCCTGTGGCGAACGGCATCAACACGCTCATGTTCGAGCACTACTCGTCGGGCTCGCCGGCGATTCAAACCATGTTGGAGGTGGGGTCGTGAAGACCAAATCCATTCAGATCGATGTGAAGGTCATCGACCTCGAGGCCGGCCAGTTCGAGGGGTACGCGGCGGTGTTCGGCAACAAGGACTCCTACGGCGACGTCATCGTCGCCGGGGCGTTCGCCGACACGCTGGCAGCCGACTTCGGCCCCGACGGCCAGGGCGTGCCGACGTACTGGTGCCACGACTTCAAGGACCCCTTCAAGAACATCGGCGCGACGATCTGGGCGAAAGAAGACTCTCGAGGTCTGCGCGTTCGCGTGCAGCTCGATCTCGATACCCAGAACGCGAAGCAGACGCTCAAACTCCTGAAAGAGGGCCGCGTCAAGCAGATGAGCTTCGGCTACGACGTCATCGAGGGCGCCTACGTGGAGTCCGAGGAGCATGGCTTCTACTACGAGCTGCGGAAGCTGAAGCTTCACGAGGTGTCGGTGGTGCCCATCGGCGCGAACCAGGAAACCGAGGTTCTCGCGGCGAAGGCGGCCGGCGACGCAGGCGACGCCGCGCTCGCCGTCGAGCTGTTCACGCAGGCGCTCGAGCACCTCAGCCTCGCGAAGGGCGCCCTGATCGGGGCCGCCACGGCTGCGAAGGCCGCCAACATCGAACTTCCCGCCGCCGAGGCGGGATCCCATGAGTCGGAATCTGACAGCGGTGAGGAACCCGCGCAGGCCAAGTCTGAGGAGCCGTCACCGGCCAAGGATGAGGAGCCTGCAGAGGTCAAGTCGCAGACGGCAGAGCACGCACTCGCACTCCACGACATCGGCCGCCTGGTCGGTGTCGACATCACCACCCTGAAGGGAGATCACGCATGAGCGCGATCAAGAAGCTGGTCGAGGAGCGCAAGGCCGTCGCCGAGAAGGCGCGCGGCATCCTCGCCACCGCAGAGCAGGCCGGCGAGGGCTTCACGCCCGAGCAGATCGAGGAGCTGAAGAGCTTCACCGCCGAGATCAAGGCCTACGACGAGCAGATCAAATCGAGCATGGACGCGCAGTCGCTGCTCGACTCGATCGACCAGATGCCCGAGGTCGAGAAGAAGGAGGCTGACGGGTCCGAGATCCGGATCGGACAGCACTTCATCAAGAGCGCCTTCGGCGAACTGAACCGTCTGAAGGGCACCCGAGGCATGAACCTCGTGCTGCCCGAGTTCAAGGCCGCGACCGACACGCACCTGACGACCACCACGGGCCAGGGGATCATCCTTCCCGAGTACGACCTGAACATCGTCAAGGGCAAGCGCCAGCGCCCCTTCCTCGCGGAGTGGCTCGGCACCGGTACCCTGACGGGCAACACGCTCGTCTACTTCACCGAGTCGCCCCTCGTCGAGGGCGCCGCTGGGACCGTCGCTGAGGGCTCGAAGAAGCCCCAGCTGCACTTCCCCGACTACGACCCGGTGACGGAGACCCTGAAGAAGGTCGCCGGCTACATCAAGATCTCGGACGAGATGACCGAGGATGCCGCGTTCCTGGTCTCCGAGATCGAGGGCCGCCTGCTGTACCAGCTGCAGCTCGCCGAGGAGGACCAGCTCCTCAACGGCACCGGCACCGGCACCAACGTGCTCGGACTCCTGAACCGCTCCGGCATTCAGACCGAAACCGCCGCCGGCGAGGCCGACGTCTTCGACGCGATCTTCCGCGCGATGACCAAGGTCGAGACGGCAACTGACCTCGTCGCCGACGGCGTCGCGATCAACCCGATCGACTACCAGAAGCTGCGCCTCACCAAGGACGGCAACGGGCAGTACATCGCAGGCGGCCCGTTCCAGGGCCAGTACGGCAACGGCGACCAGCTCGACAACCCGCCGATCTGGGGCAAGCGCACCATCGTCACCCCCGCGATCGCGCAGGGCACTGTGCTCGTGGGCGCCGGCCAGCTCGCCGCCACGGTCTACCGCAAGGGCGGCCTGACGCTGCAGGCGACCAACACCAACGAGGACGACTTTGTGAACAACAAGATCACGATCCTCGGCGAGGAGCGCCTGGCGCTCGCCGTCCGCCGCCCCTCGGCGTTCGTGAAGGTCACCATCGGGGAGGAGGGCTGATCATGGCCGAACTCAAGGAGTACACCGTCGAGATCGAAGGCGTGCCGCACACCATGCTCCTCAGCGAAGCCGACGCCGCCAAGCGCGGTCTGATCGATCCGGACGCCGGCCCGATCGTCGACGTCGAGGCCGTAGTCGAGGCGCGCGTCGCCGAGATCCGAGCCGACCTCGAAACGGAGCACGAAACCCGAGTGGCCGCCATCGAGGCGGAGCACGCCGCCCGGGCCCAGGCTCTCGAGCAGGAGTTCGAGACGCGCCTCGAGACGGCGCTCGCCGAGGCTGCCGCCGCGGCGCCCGAGCCCGGCGGCGCGGCGGACCCCGAGAAGCCCAAGCGCCAGCGTTCGCCGAAGGCGGGCGAAGGCGACCCGGCAACCAAGTAGTGGAGGTGATGGGCGTGGCGATCGACGACATCATCCCAGCCACCACGCAAGTCAATCCGGCCTTCTGGATGAAGGCAGCGCAAGGCGCGATTCGCCGGGAGTGTGGATGGCACGTCGCGCCCATCATCGACGAAACCCTCGAGCTCGACGGGATGGGCGGCACGACGCTGCTCATCCCGTCGCTCCGAGTCCGCGAGATTCAACAGGTCGTGAGCGACGGCGTCGACGTCACCGAACGGGTGAAGCACTCCCGCACCGCGGGCGTGCTCACCCTCGCATCGGGGTGGAGCCGCGACGTCGGAGCGATCACCGTGAAACTCAAGCACGGCTTCGCCGCCGACGAGGTGCCCGAGGTGGCCGCGCTGATCGTCACGCTCACGAAGCGCGCCGCCGCGGGCGGCATCGTCGTGCAGCAGGCCATCGGGGGAGCCTCCCAGCGTCTCGCGACGGGGAAGGACGGCGCCGCCCTCGGCGTGCCCCTCCTCGAGTCCGAACGCGCCACGCTCGCACCCTACGTTCTCACCTGGGGGCCGTGATGGGGTGGCTCGACGACATCCCCACGACCGGCGCCCCGATGGTGTTCGAGCACGGCGAGACCGTCTACCGGCTCCGCCCGAAGATGGTCTGGGACCGCTACTCGAAGACCTACATCCCGGGGGACTGGTCCGACCCGGACGAGCTCGAACTGCCGGGCGCGTTCATCGCGCAGTCCTCGACCGCGATCGTGACGGGCGCCGCACGCACACAGGTGCTCGAGTCGAAGTCGCTCTACCTCACCGACCCGGACGCCGACGTGCAGGTGGGAGACCGCATCCGGCAGGGCCCGACCGGGCCCGCCCCGTTCCTCGTCGACGGCGCACCCGCCGCCGACACGAACCCGTTCACCGGGTGGCGGCCCGTACGCGAGATCCCCCTCGAAGCCGTCACCGGCTGACCCCGGAAGGAGCACCCATGGCCCGCCACGGCGACACCGACTTCACCCCGAACCAGGCCTGGTTCGACACCATCCTCAAGACCCCGAAGGTCAGAGCGAAGACCGCGCAGGCCGCCGACCGCAGCATGACCGCCGCGAAAGCCTCCGCGCCGGTCGACAGCGGCGACTACCAGCACGGCATCAAACGCGAGTCCCGCGAGAGCCGCTACCGCACCGTCGAGCGCGTCGTCGCCACCGACCCGAAATCACTCCTCATCGAAGCCAAGACCGGCAACCTCGCCCGATCCGTGAAAGCCGCCAAACGATGAGAGTCAACCCACCCACCCTCGACCTCTGGCTCACCAACCACGTCCGCGCGCTCGCCGCCGCTGAGGGCCACACGGTTGATGTGAGCAACAAGGAGCCCGAGACGCTGCAGGCCCCGCTCGCGCGGCCGCTCATCGTGCTCCGTACGGACTCGTCTACGCGGCTCGACTGGACCACGTTCGATTGCTCGATCGCGGCGTCCGTGCTCGCGGGAACCCGCAGGTACGACACCCACGCGATCGAGCTCGCGACGTGGCTCGCCGGGATCCTCTTCGACAACGCCCTGCCCGACGAGGCGGGCAGCCCGGTCGTCCGCGTCGACTGGGACGGCTGCAACGGCCCCTACGCCGTCACCGAGGACCACGACGTATCGCGGCAGTACCTCACCGCACAGTACGTCGCGGCCGGCTCCTGGTGAGCCACCCCACCACCCACACCTGAAGCCCCGCAGATCGCGGGGCTTCTGCTTTTTCGAAGGAGTACACCCATGGCTGCTGATGAGCAGGGATTCGACCTCGACGCCGTTGGCGTCCCGATTACCGGCATGGCGGCGTACGCGCCGCTGAGCCCGGAGAATGTGCTGACGCCCGCGCAGCTCGCCGCGAGCCCGCTGGAGCTTCCCGCAGGGTTCAAGAAGCTCGGTCTGTACAAGCAGGACGGCGGCCCTTCGCCCTCGCGCGAGTCCGGCGACGCGCTCGAGTTCTTCCAGATCGGCTACAAGAAGTCGGGCGACGGCACCCGAGCACTCACGATCGGTCTGGCTGAGAACAACCCGACCGTGCTCGCGCTCATCGAGGGTGTCGAGCCGGACGAGCACGGCGTCTACAAGGTGTCGTCGAACCTGCCCGACAACCGATTCATCTTGTTCTCCTCCATCCGCTACCGCGGCGGCCTCGAGGAGCGACAGATCGGTGTCGCGTCGATCACTGCGGTCGAGCCTGACCAGGCCGAGCGGGGCTCGGTGAAGGGCGCCAACGTCACCTTCACCTGGCAGGAGCACGAGCTCTTCGAGGGCTCCCCGTTCTGGCAGTGGGGCCCCGCGGTCCCCGGCGCACCGGTCGACCCGACCGGGGTCACCGCTGGCACCCCGGGAGCGTTCACCCCGACGGGCGCCGCGCTTCCGACCACGATCGCCGCGCTGCGCGCCCTCGGCCCGCTCGGCCAGACGACCGCGTGGACCACCGGCCAGTACGTCGAGTACGGCAACGGCATGAAGGCCCACTGGGACGGCACTGACTGGACCACCGGCGAGGCCGCGTAACCCCACCTGACCGCTGGCCGGGGCGCTATCGGGTCGCCCCGGCCAGCTTCACACCCGAACCCGACCCACCCGAAGGAGAGCCACCATGGCCGCACCCCGCACCACCAAGAGCAAGCCCACCCAGACCGAACCGGAGACAGCCGTCGAGTACGACTTCGACAGCTGGACGCCCGAAGCCGAGGAAGCCGCGCTGCGCGCCCTCAACGACGTGCAGTACATCATCGTCGGCCAGGACTTCGTCGGCCGCTTCTCCGACGGCGAGATCGTGAAGATCCCGCTGAGCCTGAGCCTCGCCGTCATCGACGAGCTGCAGGAGCAGTTCGACGAGCCCACCGACCAGTTCCGGCACCTCATCAAGACCTACGCCGGCGCCCAGCTCGCCGACGGCCTGGACGAGCGCAACCTGATCTCGGTGGCGATCATGACCGAGAAGTACTTCCGGGCCCTGCGCCGCGCGCAGACGCTCGCATTCCCGGAATCCTGAGCGTCGCCCAGTTCATCCGCGAGCACCACGCCGACGTCGCGCGCACCCTGCGCGAACGCTTCGGCGTGGGGCTCTCGGACCTGGGCGGCGCCGTCTCATGGGGTGAAACGAAGACGCTCCTCGAGGAGGCCGCGAGCGACCCCTCGACAGTGCTCGGAGCGGCGCTGGCGGGGTGGGCCTACCCGGCGACCACTCCCGAGCTGATCGGCCTGATCGCGCAGATCGGGAACCCGAGAGCGTCCAAGCGGCTGTTGCCATGGGCGCTCGAGAACCCGCGCCGCAAGAAGACGGTCGCCACCGCCGAAGAAGTCGCGGAGGCCACCGCAGCACTCGAGGACGGCATCGTGTTCTCGACCTAACCACCCGGGGGAGGTGCCATGTCGTCCGAGGTCGGCTCCGCCCACATCAGTATCTTCCCCGTCATGACCGGCTTCAAGAGCCGCGTGTCGAAGGACACGAAGCAGGCCGGCGCTGCCGGCGCGAAGTCGTTCGACGCCGGTTTCAAGGGCGCCGGCCAGAAGGCGGGGCGGTCGCTCGGCGCCGACCTGAAGTCGTCGCTGTCGACCTCGGCCGGCAACCTCGGCGCGGCGGAGCTGTCGAAGCTGAACCGCAACGTCTCCGCGGCGGCGGCCGCGCTCTCCCGTGCGCGGCTGAAGCAGCAGGACGAGGCCGGCAAGGTGCGCGTCGCCGAGGTGCGCCTGCAGGAGGCGATCGCGAAGTCGGGCGAGGGGTCGTCGCAGGCCGTCGCCGCCGAGGAGCGCCTCGCCACCGCGCGCCGCAACCACGCGGCCGCCGTCGATACCGTCTCCGCCGCGTCGAAGCGGCTCAAGACCGCGCAGGACGCCGTCAACGCCGCCAACCGCGCGGTGACCGCCTCCACGGTCAAGAGCGCGGGCGGACTGAAAGCACTCGTGCAGAATCTCCACGCCGGCTACTCGGATGCGCGCGCCGCGCAGTCCGCGTTCACGGGGGTCGCCGGGTCCATCGGCGGCATCGCGAAGGAGACCCTCGTTCTCGCCCGGAACACCACCCTCGGGCGGTGGGCCGCGACGGCCGCGCAGCAGACCTCCCTCGCGTTCACGTCGATGGCGACCATGGTCGGCGGCGGCCTCGCGAAGGCGTGGCAGGCGTCTTCGCGCTGGATCTCGGGTGTCGGCTCCTACGTGCGCTCCGCGTTCGCCCCGATGGGGCAGTACGCGGCCGCCGCCGGCACGCTCATGGCAGCCCCGTTCATGCGCCTCGGCGCCCGCGTGTCGAGCTGGCTGTCGCCGGTCACCACGCAGGTGTCGGGCCTCTTCTCGAAGATCGCGGCCGCGGGCGGCCCCGCCGCGCAGGGTCTGATCGCCCGCTTCCGCTCCGGGTTGGCCGGGATCGGTTCGGCGACCTCGTCGGCGCTGCAGTCGGTCGTCACCGCGGCTAGCAGCGTAGCCTCCCGCGCCGGCGCGGCGCTCGGCAACGGGCTCCGCAACACCGCGACCGCGGGCGTCACCGCCGCAGCTGCGGGAATCGGTGTCGCGCTCGGCAAGGGCTTCGGTCGCCTCACCGCGATCGACACCGCCCAGGCGAAGCTGCGCGGGCTCGGGAACGACGCCGGCACCGTGACCGCGATCATGGGCGACGCCATGGCGTCCGTGAAGGGCACGAGCTTCGGCCTCGGTGAGGCCGCGACCGTCGCCGCCTCGGCGGTGGCCGCGGGCATCCGGCCCGGGGAAGCCCTGCAGGGGCACCTGAAGCGGATCGCGAACAACGCCTCCGCAGCGGGCATGTCCATGGAAGAGATGGGCGGCATCTTCAACAAGGCCGCCACCCAGGCCAACGGCGTCCAGAACGACGTCATCTCCCAGCTCGCCGACCGCGGCATCCCGATCTACCAGGCCCTCGCGGACCAACTCGGGGTCACCTCGGGCGAGGTCTTCAAGATGGCCTCCGAAGGCAAGATCGACTTCGAGACCTTCTCGGCCGCCGCGGAGAAAGCCGCCGGCACCGTCGCCGCCGAGATGGGGACGACCGTGCCCGGCGCGTCGAAGAACTTCTTCGCCGCGATGGGCCGGATCGGCGCGAACGCGCTCGAGGGGATCTACGGCAAGATCGGCCCGCTGATCGCCGCCGCGACCTCCGCCCTAGGCCCCATCGAGGAACGAGCGAAGGCCTTCGGTGCAACTCTCACGACCGTGCTCGGGCCCGCGATGGACTGGGTTACGAACGCGCTGAACCAGATCGGTTCGGGTGCGGGCGGCGTGCTGTCCGTGTTCGACGGTCTCGGCAGCGTGATCGCCCCACTCGGGGCCGCGTTCGCCGCTCTGGGCGCCGGGGGGCTCGCCGGTGTGCTCGCACGGCTCGGCCCGCTGGGCGCGATGCTGCCCGGCCTCGGCGGGGCGCTCGCGGCTCTCGGGTCGCCGCTCGGCATCGTCGCGGCCGCACTGGCCGGCTTCGCGCTCTCGGGCGGGGACGCCGGCGCGGTCGTGTCGGCGCTGACGGGGATACTCGATCAGGTCGTCGCCGCGCTGGCCGGGATCGTCCAGCAGGTCGCCACCGTGGTCCCGCAGCTCGTCTCGTCGATCGTGGCGCAGGTCCCGCTGCTGCTGACCGCTGCTGCTGGCATCATCACCGCGCTCATCGACGGGCTCGTCGCCGCGATCCCGATGCTCGTGTCGGGTGCGGTGCAGCTGCTCGAGGGGATCGTTTCGGCGATCACCGCGAACCTGCCGATGATCATCGACGGCGCGATCCAGCTCGTGACGGCGCTGCTGCAGGGCATCATCACTGCGCTGCCGCTCATCGTGCAGGGCGCGCTGCAGCTCGTCTCCGGGCTGCTCTCGGCGATCGTCGCCGCCCTGCCGATGATCATCGAGGGCGGCGTGCAGCTGCTGATGGCCCTCGTGATGGGCCTGGTCGACGCCCTCCCGCAACTGCTGCAGGCCGCGCTCGATCTCGTGATGGGCCTGCTCGGCGCGATCATCGACAACCTGCCGATGATCATCGAGGCCGGCATTCAGCTGCTGATGTCGCTGATCGAGGGGCTGATCGGCGCGCTGCCGCAGCTGATCACCGCCGCGATCGACCTCGTGCTGCGCCTGGTCGCCGGACTGCTAAAGATGCTGCCGGAGCTGATCCGAGCCGGCATCGAGCTGGTCGTCGCGCTGATCGAGGGGCTGATCGGCGCGCTGCCGCAGCTGATCACCGCCGCGATCGACCTCGTGCTGCGCCTGGTCGCCGGACTGCTAAAGATGCTGCCGGAGCTGATCCGAGCCGGCATCGAGCTGGTCGTCGCGCTGATCAAGGGACTCGTCGAGGCGATCCCGCAGATCCTGCAGATGATGCCTCAGATCATCTCCGCGATCTGGGGCGGCCTGATGGGCGTGAACTGGCTCGACCTCGGCGTGCAGATCGTGATGGGCATCATCAACGGGCTCGGATCGATGGTCGGCGCCGTGGTCGACGCGATCGTCGACCTCGCCTCGAGCGCCTTCGACGGGTTCAAGGACTTCTTCGGGATCCGCTCGCCGGCGAGGAAGATGATCCAGCCCGGCCGCGACATCGTGCGCGGTGCGGTCGTCGGCGTCGACCAGCAGTCCGACAGCCTCGGCGACTCCCTCGTGGAGATGGCCCAGAGCGCGGCGAAGCGCGCGCAGGACGCGATGGAGACCGTCTCGGCCACCGTCGCCCTCTCCGCGGCTCCCGGCAGCGAGAGCGCGGGCGCCACGGGCGGCCCAGGCGGCGGGCAGGCACAGCTCACGCAGGTGTTCCAAACCGCCGGCCTCGACGAGGCCGCGCTCGCCCGGAAGGCACGCCGCGAAGCGGTGGCCGTTCTCGCTGCGGAAGGGGTGTGAGATGGCGCTGATCGAGTTCGTCGACCCCGTGCTCGGCACGGTGCAGATGCCCGATCATGCCGATCGCGGCTGGGGGTTCAAGTCGCTCGAGGGGTGGTTCGATCTCTCGAGCGACAAGACCGAGCGGCGCGAGCGGCCGACCGCGCACGGATCATTCCGTGCGCGGCGGTCGCTCCGCTCGAGCCTCGGCATCACCGTCGAGGCCCACTTCCTCGCCACGAGCCCCGCCGAGCTCGTGGCCGAGCAGGACCGGATCGGCGCGCTCGGCGCCGACGCCCCGATCCTGATGCTCGTCACTGACCACGTGCGCACCACCGAGCGCGAGGTGCGCGTCATCGACGTCGACGTGCCCTCCTACCGTGGCCGCAAGCACAACCTGATCACCATCGAGCTCTCCGCTGACGATCCACGCCGGTACTCGGTCGGTGATGAGTGGGTGTCGGCAAGGCTGCGGGAGGACGCCTCTGGGGGTCTGACGTGGCCGGCGCGGTGGCCGCTCGTGTGGGGGACCGGGAGCGGCTCGGATGGGCGGCTCACCCTCACGAACCACGGCCAGAAGGCCAGCGCGCCGAGCTACCGGCTCTATGGAGGGTTCTCGGCGGCGGAGATGGTGCGGATCGACACGCAGCAGCGCGTCGGGATCGACCTGATCGTGCCCTACGGCAGCTATGTGGAGATCGACTTTCGGACGCGGCGGGCGATGCTCGACGGCCAGTCGGACGTGTCGCGGTATCTCACGTGGCGGCAGTGGTGGACGGTCGAGGCCGGCGAGCAGGTGACGGTGCAGGCCGAGTACGACGCCCCCGGGGTGGGGGCCTACTACGCGGGACGAGTGAGGAGCGCATGGTGAGCAGCAGAGCATTCATCGTCGAGACGACGACCGGGCACGTGGTCGACGAGGTCGACCCGACCTACGAGTGGGATGCGGCACTGAACCGGCCCGAGACGATTCGCTACACGGCGTCGATCGAGGATCCTGACGAGTACGAGCGCGACTGGCGCAACCTAGCGACGCCGTGGAAGCACTCGCTCGTCGTCGAGGAGGAGGGGCGGCTGATGGGCGGCCCGATCGTGCCGCACCAGTACGAGCCGGGCCAGGATCTCGCGTTCACTGCGCGCGGGATGCGGCACATGATGCTGCAGCGGCGCGTGCTGCCCCCGATCGCGTACGCGCAGGGCACCGTCGTGCTCCCCACGGGGAGCCGGACCCTTCCTGCGACACGAACCTGTCGGGACTTGATCTCGGGTCGATCGGGCGCGAGCTCGTCGCGCAGGCCATGCTCGCCCCGGGCGGGCAGCTCCCGATCACGCTGCAGGCCCCGCGCGGCGGCACCCGCGACCGCAACTACTCGGGTGCCGAGATGAAGAAAATCGACGAGGCACTCACCCAGCTCTCGGACGTGATCGGCGGCCCAGACTTCGATTTCAGGCCCCGCTGGGACGGCCCGAATCGGGTCGTCTGGGACATGGTGAGCGGCACAGAGGCGCAGCCTCGTCTCGCCTCCCCGATCGAGCACGTGTGGGAGGTGTCGGCGGAGTGGTCGCCGATGTCGGATGTGACCGTCGAGATCGACCCGAGCACGATGGGTTCCGCGTCGTGGGCGCTCGCCGGCCGAGGCGATGACCTCGTGCTCTGCGGGTACGCCTGGGATCCCTACCTCGTGCAGGCCGGCTTCCCGCTGATGGACATCGTCGATACCTCGCACACGACCGTCACCCGGCAGGACACGATCGACGGGTACGCGCGCGCCGGCATCCTGAAGGCCGCGAAGCTTCCCGAGTTCTGGGACTTCTCGGTGCAGAAGTCGGTGTCGCCCCGGCTCGACGAGTACCGGGTGGGTGACTACTGCGTGCTCAACGTCGACCGGGGCAGGTACCTGCCCGGGGAGCCGGTGCGGCGGCGGATCCTCACCCTCGCGGGCGAGGCCGGGTCGGAGTGGGTGAAGATCACCACGGGCATGGACTACAGCGATGGCTGACCCGATGCCGCAGCCCGACACCGAGCAGGGCATCCTCGCCCGCATGCTCGGCGAGGTCGACCGCCGGCTGCGCGAGCTCGAGGCCCCGTCCGGCACGCAGCGCAACCTCGTGCTGCGCGATCTCACCGAGACGGTCGAGATGCTGCGCGCGGTCGCCGATGTCCGGTACGCGGAGTTCACCGACCAGAAGCAGCTGTCGCAGGGATCCTGGGCGGCCGGGATGCCGGCCGTGCAGGTGACGTCGCCGACGGGCCGCATCGAGATCACCTTCGGCGGGTCGGTGAACAACGGAGACGGCTACTTCTGCTACACGATCACCGGGCAGAACGCGGGCGTGATCGTCACCCGGGACAGCGTGCGCGAGAACCCGGCCCGCCGCGTCGGCGTCTCCGGCGGCGCGACCTTCCAACCCACCGGCTACAAGACCGTGATCTTGCAGGTGCCCATCGGGGAGCCGGTCACGGTGCGGCTCGAGGTGCTCGCGGTCAACGCCTACCCCAACCTGTACGTCTTCGGCGGCTCGGTCTCTGCCCGGGTCGCCCCCTAACGAGCTCACGAAGGAGCCCCAGATGACCCTCAGACAGAGCTTCCCGACCGACAGCACCGCCGGCCAGTCCGTCACCGACACCCGCCTCACGAACGCGGCCCTCGTCGTCCGTGACGCGGCCGGCGTGCCGCGCCCGGGCGTGGTCTTCGATTCCCCCGCGCGCATTGTGAGCCCGACGGCGTCGATGGCGTACCTCGTGCGGGATCTGCGCGCGGTCACGATGCGCACCCCGGGCGGGGTCGAGTTCGTCGCGAATGACGGCGCGGTCACGGTGCCGACCACGGCCGCGCCGGCCTCGAACTCGCGCATCGACATCGTCTACATGCGAGCCCGGTTCACCGCGAACGCCGACGGATCCTCCACGCCCGAGTTCGGCGTGCGCCAGGGCACCCCGGCCGTGAACCCTGTCGACCCCTCACTGCCTGTCGGCGCGCTCGAACTCGCCCGGTTCGTGGTCCCCGCGGGCGTCACCTCGACGCAGGCCGCCGGCGTCGCGGGCGTCGACATCGCCCCGTTCACCTGCGCCGCCGGCGGCACGCTCGTCGTGCGCACCGCGGCCGAGCTCGACACCTGGGCGCCCGCCGATGGGCCCGAAGCATTCTGCCTTGCCGACAAGGCCACGTACATCAGGATCGGAGGCACGTGGCGGAAGGACGGCGCATCGGGTGTGATCCCGGCCCCGACGACCGCATGGACCGACCTCGGGGCGGGCCTCTTCGGGCGCTCGTTCAACCTCACGATCCCGGTGCAGATCGACCCCGCGCGGGAGTTCCTGCAGATCGAGGCGACCGAGACCGGCTCCGGCTTCGCGTTCTTCTCGGTGGCATCGGTCACGCCCGGCACCGGGAACACCACGGTAGCCTGCCGCGTCATGCAGTTCGGCAACGCGGCCCGCCCCGTGACCGTCGGATGGCGCGTCACCGCGATCCGCTCCTGACCTGCGACAGAAAGGAGCCATCGTGCTCACCGAAGCAGATCTCGCCGCCTACGTGCAGCGCGTCCGCTACCAGTGGATCGACGTCGACAAGGTGTTCGGCGCGCAGTGCTGGGACCAGTGGTCGCACTACGCGACGAACTTCCTCGGCGTTCCGTCGTGGCCGACATACACGAACGCCGGCGGCACCGGCCCGCACGCGGGCTGGGCCTGCAACGTCTGGCACCACTTCGACCGCTCCGGCCTCGGGCAGTGGTTCGAGAAGATCCCCGCCGGCCAACCCTTCCGCCCGGGCGACGTCGTGATCTGGGAGCTCGGGTCGGTCTGGTACCCGCTCTCGCACATCGCGACCCTGCTCGAGGTGCTCGCGAACGGGATGCTGCGCTGCCTCACCCAGAACCCGGGCGCGGTGCAGATCGCGGATCTCATCCCGCGGGGTGTGCTCGGCGCGCTCCGCCCGAAGGCGCTCACCGTGGGCGCCTTCCACACCTCCAAGACGCCGGCGCTCGCCGCGTCGCAGAAGGCCGCGGCGCTCGCGCGTGCGCGACGACGAAAGGACGACCCCATGCATCTCATTGTTCTGACCACTGGCGCCCGGCAGGACGGCTCTCCCGCATACGCGATCTACCGCCCCGGCGTGAAGGGCTCCTGGGAGGAGTACGACAAGAACGGCGCCCGCAAGCAGTACGCGAACGCACTCGCGAGCCAGTTCGGACAGCCGATGGAAGTCACCGTGGAGCGCTGGCTCGAGCTCAAGGAGAAGTACGCGTGAGCCCGATCGCGACCGCGCTCGCCGCAGCTGGGTTCGCGCTGCTCGTGCTCGCGGCGCTCACTGCGACCGTGTGGGCGCGCGAGCACGGCGCACAGCCTGCCCGCGCCGTGGCGGGGTGGGTGCGGGCGCGCTGGCTGCGCCTCGTCCCCGAACCTCGCTACGCGTCCACGGTGTACGCCTGCGCTTACGCCCTGTTCGTCGCGACGGGGGTGGTGACGCTCGCGTGGCCGCCGCAATCGCTCGAGGGCGTGTTCGGGGCCGGCGGCATGACCGTCGTTGGCCTGATGTTCCTCGTCGGTGGTGCGCTCGGCATGCTCGCGGGCTGGCGGGAATGGTGGGAGCTCGAGCGGTGGGCGATCGTCGCGATGGTCGCCGGTCTCGCCGCGTACGCGTACATCGTGATCGTGCTCCACTTCCAGTCCACCGGGTCGCGACTCACCCAGGCCGGTGTGATCCTCATCGCCTCCTGCGTGCTCGCGCTCCGTCTCGGGATGATCTGGCGGTACCCGTTCAAGCCGAGGGGGTAGCCGGTGGGAATCATCGACAGCCCCGACAAGCTCTGGTACACCCTCGCGGGCGCCCTCCTCGTGTGGCTCGGCCGCATCCTCGCCAACCGCATCCAACAGTCCACCGAGCAGCGCCGCCAGCAAGTCGACGCGCACGCCGCGGCGCTCACTGAGAACCGCAAACTCAAGGAGAGCCTGCACGCGCACCGCGTCGAGATGCTCAAGACCGGCACCTGGACCCAAGACACCCTGCCCCCCTTCATGAAGGAGTAACCCCATGACCACCCAGACCAAGACCGATCGCAAGAACCAGGACCGGCGCACGATCATGGCCGCCCTGATCGCCGTGCTCGTCGCCCGCCTCGTCGCACAGATCCCCGCGCTGGCCGCCGCGCTCGCGTGGGTCGACGGCGTGATCGCGGAGGCCGGCATCGTGTCGGTGCCGGCACTCGCGCTGCTGCAGGCGCTCGTGATCGCGCTCGTGATCCTCGCTTACCAGAGGCTCGCGCAGTGGCTCGGCGATCGCTGGCCGGCCGTTGAACGCATCATGCTCGGATCCGACGCCCGCCCTCACTACGTGCCCCGCTACGCCGCCGACTGACCCCACCGACGCAATGTGCCCCCACTCTCCTCCGGGAGGGTGGGGGCATCTTCTGCGTATGAAGCTACTACCTAAATTGCTCGGCGTCTTGATCTGCTGGAAAAAGTATGAGGGGGCCAGCAATGGCTAGCAGCTCTGCGAGAGAACTGGTGATGTACGAATTCTGCAACTTCTCGAATTGCGCAGGCTTGATCCCATTGCGATTCTCACTCTCGATGAGCACGATCCCCACCGGCTCACGGTTGTACTCGAGACGAACCGCCGCGATGGAGTGTGACTTCATCTTCAGGCCTGCGGCCTCTTCCGGAGTGAATCCAAAACGGGCCACCCAGTCCTCCCAGGTTTCGGAGTTGCCTGCGCGTACAGAAGCATTGCCTCCAGTCCAGACGGTGCCGATGACCCCTTGGGTTTCTGGGTAGCTCGATCGGCCGCCCGACTGGAAGTGGGGATTCTTGGCGACCCGGGCGAGGATCCGAAACTCGCTCACGTGGTGGCAGTACACGGAAAGGCGCTGATGTGACTCGGTGAGTTCGAGGTAAGCGCTTAGGTTGTGAGCCAGCGGCTGAATCGCATCGCGCAAGGCCTGGATGCTGGCATCGGCGCGTTCGACAGCGTCGTCCCTCTCGTTCCGAATCGAATGGAGGGACTCGGTTAACTTGCCGCGGAACACGGCGGCAACCAGGGCAAGCGCTACGCCAATGCCGATCCAAATTATGGGGCCGAGAAACACTCCTGGTACCGAGGCAATTGCCGTGGCGAAGATTGAGACGGCTGAGAGGAACTCGGTGCCATAGCGACGAAGCTTATCTTCTACCCAAGCACCAGCCGATTCACCGGGAGTGCTAGGTCGGCCGGGCGTCATGCATAAACCGACTGCAGCCGGACAGACTCCTCGCTGACCTGAGTATCCTCGCGGCTGTTCTTCTCCTCGTTGCGGAACCGAGTGATCGCCTGGTCCAGGATCTCAGTCGCCATATCGTCAGCGTATTCCGCGCGTACGCCGTCAGTGAAGAGGATGCCAACGACGATCTCTAGGGGGCGGTCGCCGAGAACTACTCGGTGTGCGGCAACACCGGCGTACTGAGCATCGCTCAACACCGCGCGCATGGCATTCCTGAAGCGCTCGATAACCTGATCGATCGAGTCGCCTGCATCCAGGATGACACCCAACGTGGTCTGCAATTCGTATTTCATCGCATCCTCCGTAGTCTTACCCCACAGTACCTCAAAGTGTCGAGTGAAACGTGGACCAATATTCTCGACGATTCATACAGCGGAAATGGTGGCTGTATATCCCTAGGGCCCTTTCTCTGCAGTCATACCGAGGTCGTCATCGCACGCGAGATCTCCTCGCTCGTGAGCTTCACCCGCGCCACGAGCTCGGCATCACCAGCGCGTTCGGGGTCGAGCCATTCGTCGTGCTCGTCGCGCGGGAGCACGAGCGGCATCCGCGGCCAGTAGTCGGCCGCCTCGCTCCCCGCCGGCGCGTCGCGGGTGACCATCGAGTACGTGGTGAGTTCGCCGTCGTCGGTGGTGACGGTGGAGGTGACCGCGGCGATCCCGAACTGCTCGCCCTCAGGCAACGCGAAGCGCCCCTTCTTCTCGACGTACCAGCTCGCCGGCAGCAGCGCGCGGCGCTGGAACGGACGCTTCCACGAGCGCAACAGCCGGTCGTCGCGAGAGTTGAACGCGGAGAACTTCACCGGCCCGCTGCCGTCGAGCCAGAGCCACCACCACGCGAACACGAGCTCACGATCACCACCTCCGGCTCTGATGATGGGGTTCAGGTTGCGGGCCTTCGATCCCGTGATCGCGGCCCTGCCGTCGCGGCCCTGTGCCCACTCCGCGATCGCACGCTCGGACTCGCGCTGGTCGAGCGGGCGGAGGGGGTCACGCGGCTCTTCGCCAGGGTGGAGGTAGCCGCCGAGCCCGTACGAGTTGCACATGCGCTCAGGCTACGCCGCCGCGCCGGCCGAAGATACCCCCTGCCCTACGAGGGCGAGGGGCTACTCCGAGCGCGACTCCTGATCGACGGCAGCGCTCGCCGCCGCGATGATGCGGCTTACCTGCATGCGGGAGAGGCGCACGGCGGCGGCGATCGCGGTCTGGGGGATCTTGGCGGCGTGGGCGTCGAGGATCGCGGCGTCGCGGGCGGCGTGGGCCTGCTCGAGGCGGTCGGCGGCGGCTGTGAGGGCGCGGGCGTGGTTGGTCATCGTCGGCCTCGGATCGCGTAGATGAGCGCGGCCACAGCAATCACCGCGGCGGCGATGGAGATGATGAGGGTGAGGGTGAGGGTGAGGGTCTGCATGAGGGGCTCCTGGTGGACGTAGGATGGAGGGGTAGGGCCCCGAGTATCTAACGGCTACTCGGGGCCCTTCTCTGTCAGTCGCGGTTGCGCCGGTTGCGCTTCGCGGTCTGCCAGAGGATGAGGGCGGTGATGAGGTTGACCAGTGCGGTGAAGAACCCGATGATCTCCATGTTTCCCTCCCTCTCTGTCGGGGTATCTCCCCGACGTCTCTAGTGTAACATCATGTGGCACAATTGTGCAACATGATGTTACGCGGCGGGGGTCGATCCGATCACGACAGGCTGCGCCCCTCGACGGGTTTGTGTCGCTGATCCCAGGATCGCCACGTCACCGCGGCAGCCATCTGCACGCTCGGGAAGTACCCGACGAGGGCGCGTACGTCGGGATCCTCGTCGCCGGTCACCGAGCGCCAGAGCAGCGCGGACGGGCGCCCGATTCGCACCCGGCGGATGATCGCGACCCGGATCGCCCCGTCGTACATCCACGCCTCTTCATCGCTGACGCGCGTCAGCGTCAT